GAATCATAACCCCATCAACATCTCCCTACCCGAAAGCGAACGCTGGCCAATCGACGGCGGGCAGCGCGTACCGTTCGTGCAACCGTCAGCTTATTTTTTTTTTTGAACCTTGAATACCACACGTCCGTCGCGCCTTTCAAGATTTCAAATTCAATATCTGCGTAGTTTCCTTCTTCCTCCGACCAACCGGGCTTGTAACTGATGTTTGTCAGTGGGGCTTTAATCCCTTTTGCCCCCACATTCTTGGGGGTTACTCGCACAGAAAAATCACCGTCCACAACGTGGGTCTTTACGTTAAAATCGTCACCTGCAACAGCACCAAGACCAAGAGTAGTCAATAGGTCATCATCCGGTTCAATTACACGGGTTTTAAGGACAAACCCACCTTCTAACTGCTCTTTTGCTACGGTCTTACCACCGCTTGCCTTTGCTTCGAGCGTATCACCGTCGGAAGGCTCCAACGTGGACGATTTATCTTTAATCGTTCCAATGCTTGATAAAGCTGCTGCCATAGCATCATCTGCGCCTGTTTTACCAATTTCAATGGTACATTCAGACCAAGCCATGATTTTTTTCTTATTAGCCATAATCTTTGTTTTAAAAGGTTATTCTTTCAAATTCCAAATTCACGTTTACAAAGTGCTGATTAATATCCTTTTCCGCGAAGGTGTCTGTCATCTTATAAAGGCGGAAGGAATATTCTTCAAAGAGGGCATTGTTTAGGGCTTCAACAATGGTTTCGTCACAGTCGGATAATTCGGTCAAACGGTCTTTATCTTCAACCAAGTTGCCGCTACCATTATCAATGTCCTGGACATAGATATTGATATGGGCACGCCCGGTTTGAATCTGTTCAACATCACCGCCGGAAACGATAATTACAGCATCTTCGGTTTTGGCATCAGTCGGCCTTGTACCTTCTTTGTAGAGGGTTCCGCTGATAATGCCGGGAAAGACATCTACAAGTACGTTGTAAATATCATCCTCAATCTTCAATGCGTTCTTCTTCTTTCCCATTACTTGAATCCTAATCGTTTTAAAGTTTTGCGTATCAACTTTTTAGCCATGATTTCAGAAGAATCAAGGACGTTCAGCCCTTTGGCTTCTACATAGGCCGCATAGTTCATACCAGCGACAACAATCAATACAATGCCCGTCGAATTTTGCGCAATCAAATTATTCATCAATTCCTTGCCGGAAGCTGCCCCCTGTGTTGCAGTGGTTTTCACGGCCTCAAAGCCGCTTTGATGAACGACAACACCGTTGTAAAGAACACAATACCCGGTTGAACTTCGCAGGTTTCCTGTTTGGTCTATGTACCGTCGGTTGGTTCTCGCTTCCCGGACACATTCAAGGCCAACATAATTGAGCATCTGTATCAAAGCGCCAACTTTGCGCTGAATTAGATTTTCAATATAGCGGTCAAATTGTCCTTTCGGTGAGTTCCTTTTTATCGGCATACCTTTATTCAACTGTTATCTTTACGCTCTCAACTACATCAAGAAATTGTGCATCTTGCACGCGAAACTTGCCAACCTTCATACCGCGAATAGTATTCAATACCACATATTCAGCATTAAAATCCTGCATATCAATCAGAATCACGAATTTAGCACGGGTAAATGTACCGCCTTCGTATCTGCCCAAATGGTCGTTTTTATTCGTAGTGAAGTTGCAGGGAATAGGCTCGCCAAGAACTTCTTGAACTTTTACCGGATTGCCGTTTTTCAATCCGCCGCCCGTTGTTCCTACTATCTGCAATGTTCCGTTAGCAATAATCATAAATCTTCTCCTTGATAGCCGTAAGTGTCTTGATTGTTATAGTCCAATTCGCAACGAATTGAATCAGCCTTTGCCTTAAAGCGTTTTCTTTCATCATCAGAAAAGTTGTACGAGATGCCAGCTTGCGATATATTCGGAGCTTCGGAAAGAAAATCATAAATACCAGCTTTCGCCAATTTGAATTTATTGCTATTCCGAATATTGGGCGTAACATCATCAGACGGGTTCAGCCCCAATTCTTCGGCCACTTCTTCAATGGTAGCCGAAGGAATTGGATAGCTGGATAGACTTTTCAATGATTTAGAAATAGTTCCCATAGCTCACTTTTTAGGCGGCATCGCCGTCGTTCCAAGTAGTTGCCATCGTGTTGATGAACACCAATGACTTTCTTCCGGTCAAAGCGGGCTGTACATAAGCCTCTGACATGGTAACTTCAAGCATCGGGTTCACGTCGGAGTAAACCGTCATCTTGTAGTAAGAACCTTGCGTTTGCAAAGCGTCCGTTGCTTTCAGCGTCGGAACGGGCTTGAAATATGTGTAACCCAAGCGCGGTTCAGCGGAAAGGGTGCAAACATTTTCATTCCACGGCTTGATAGTTTCTTGACTACCGTCTTTATGCTCAATAGTAGCATAGGTGTCGATAATAAGAATCTGCGGAGCCTTTTTCTTACGCATATAGCGGTTGATTGTATCAACATCTACATCGTCAATGCTTTCAAGACCTACGGCTTTCATTACTACACCAGCAACACGCTTGATAGTCTTTTTCTGCGCACACAACAAATCGAATCCGGCCTGTTCCATGATTGCATACTGCGGCTTTCTACCGCCTTTCTTGGCTACGATTTTCTGACCTCTCATGATGTCAGCCAAACCGTCAGCCGTTTCAGCGTTATCCCATTTCACTGATGCACCGATGAAGTTTTCTTCTGGTACATTGAAATTGATTTCGTCCTGCTCTGCCATGTCGCCGTCAATCTTGGCAGTAAGAACCTGCTTACCACGTGAACCGATACGCATTGCGTCGATTTCTACACGGTAATCCATGCCGTCAGCACAGAACTTAATGTCATCGTAAGCAAGGTCAACCAAATGCTGGGCTGTTGCCGGGTCATCGCTGGCGGCGGCAATAGCCTGTAAATCGTTGTACTCGTTGATTTGAATTTCGTCTTTCTCGCGTGAAATTTCAATCTTACCCAACGTTCCACTCCAAGAACCAACCTTTTTACGGGTTTTCTTCGGAGCCTTCGTATTAAAGGCAACACGGTCGGCTGACACCGGAATACCTTCGTCACCTTCAATGCCTTTAAGGTCGAATTTGGGCGTATATTTCAGCGGGAAAAGCTGCGGCCACGCAAGCCCCATACCGGGCACGTATGAATTGACTTCCAGCGTCAAACCGGGCTGGTCAATCTCAAACAAAGGAGCGTTCATTTGTCCCATAGTTATACACGTTTAATAGTTGGTAACAAGGCTTCAATATCCTTTCCGATACAAGCCGTTTCTTTTCTCACATTTGCGCCATTGATTAAGCGCACAGGCTGTTCACCTTTACCGCCGAAAATCTTGTTTCCAAGAATGTAATCAGGTGTGTAAATAGGTGCAGCAGCAGAGGCAGAAGCTGCCTTCGCTTGATAAAGGCTTTCACCGGCTTTAATGGCAATGCCCATTTCAACCGTTACCACGTCTTTATCTTTGGCAGAAGAATCTACCGCAGTACAGGCAACGGCCTTCTTGCCATAGCCCAAAGCGTCGCCAACGACAATACCACTACCTTTGGCAATGTTGATTGTTGTGTCGGCAGAAGCAACAGCGGACAGCAAACGGTATGACTTAATGACAGCTAACTTTCCGTCAGCGTTCAAGCCCACCGCAGTAGTTTCGGGAGCGTCAAAGCCCGGTTCAACGACAAGAGCGCCACCCGGTTTTTCGGCAAAGACCTGTTCAATACGAATCGGGTCAGCCGTTTCAGCTCCGTTGTAAGAAAATCTATCTTTCATTACTACTCACTTGTTTTTGGTAGCCCAATAATGGCCGGGGCAACCGTTTCAGCCTTTCTTGCATTTACGCGGGCTTGAACATAGGAATTGGGTTGACCTTCTTTCCCGGTTGAAGCACCGCTTTTTGGCCTGCCTACAACGCCGTCACTTGCAGCTTGGCTGGTTGTTGCTTCTTCGATGTCGGGGGTGATTTCCTCAACCCATTCTTCAAAGTCTGCATCATCCTTGAACTGCATACGGTTAAAGTTCTTCATGAGGGTGTTACGCGTCTTTTCGGGAGCGTCTTTCAAAAGAGCTTCCAAAGTTCCTTTGCGGGTATCGGCAACTTTTCCAGCTTTCAATGCTGACAATTCTTCCTTCAAAGAGTTGTTTGATTGAATAAGAGCTTTTGCCCAAGCAGGAACCTTTTCGCCGTCTTTACCTTCACCGCCATTCTTTCCGTCATCAACAGCACCGCCGTTTCCGCCTTCGCCCCCTTCACCTCCGGGTTCTTCCGTCGAATCAGCTTTCTTGCCATCTTTCAGACCAAATTTTTCTTCATAGCTTTTTACGGCCTTCTCCTGTGCGTCAGTTGTCCGGCTGTCGGTGTAGCTATCAATAACCTGTTGTAGAGTAAGTTCCTCGACATACGTCTTGGCTTCCTCTTCACTTTTTACAGTCTTCACGGCAATGGCCGCTATCCTGTTTAATACTTTTTCGTCTATCCCGGCAAATTTGGTTTTCAACGAATCTAAGATAAAACGTTTTATGCTCATAACATATCAACTGATTAGTTTACACAAAACTAATGGTTAGTTGGCTTTTAGCTTACAATGAACGCGTTTATTTAGCACAAATTGTTTAATTAAGGAGTTAACAAGCAAACGTAAACGAAAGTAAATAACCTGAAAAGGTTATAAAATTACTTGACAAAAGTATTGTTATTTTAAAATAACTTCCTATATTCGCCATGTACTTAAAAATGAAGCAGTTATAAACCATAATTCACAACAACAATGAAAAAAGGTATATTAAACTACACGAAAACATTCATCAACAGCAACTTCCGCATGAAGGTGTACGGAGTAGATGAAAATGGGAATCGAATTAATAAGCTGGTAGGCGTTGCCGGGTTAATCGCTCTTATCGGGATTGAGCTTTTCAATAAGTTCATTGACCGCGCTATTAATGCAGGACTTGACAAGGTTGTTTGCAAATTAAGAAGGGGTATTCAAATTTCATTTTACACTAAATAATATGAGAACAAAAAAAACAGCCCCAAAAGTTAGTCGTGAACGGGCTATCCAGCTAACGATTAATACTAATGGCGTAAGCCGTGAGATAGCGGAAAAGTACACTGATAGCGAACTCAAAGAGGTTCTTCGGTTGCTCAAACTAAAAGCAAATTTCTAAAAGGTAACACCCGGTATAACCAGCCGGGTATAATCTACAACAACGATATGGAAGTAAATGAAGCAATGCTAATTGTAGCAGAAGAAGTCGCCCGCGAATTGTGTTACATTGATGCCGGAAAAGAAGTAATTGAAGGCAAAAAGGATTGGTTTTGGGGAAATCAAGCAATAGCCGCAGACAAGAAAATTAAATCTTGCTTGTACATTCTTCCCCAATGGGAAGGCGAAAAGAATGAAAATAAGCGCAGTCCGAAGGTTGAAATTGATATGTATTGGGGCAGACCGCGATTGGGCATTGATTACCCGGATAGTTCTTTTTGCTGTCTCACCTACAAAAACGGGAAAGTATCAGAGGCGCAAGCCTTCGGTGAAAATGGCCTTGCGCGGGCTATCGACATCAAACAGAGAATTGATAAACTTATTAATCAATAACATTTAATCCACAACAACATGGAAAATCAAGTAGTATTAAGTAAAAAGAACTGCCATAGAGCAGCAACGGTCAGAGAAATCGCCCACCCCGAATTAGGGGAATGGGCTTTTGGTTGGAGAGGTCAAGAACTTGGGGGAAACTTAATGCGCAAAGATTATGCGCACACAGCAACAAGTTCCAAATGGAATCGTTCAATTATTATCTATGATAGTGAAAAATACTTTTCAGAATGGGAAGTTGTATCATGGAAGTATGAAGTAAACCTTGAAGAACTATGGGAAGCTGCTTACAATGCCTTCTATTCTACAAGTTTCGTCCCGGAAGAACGCGCCGCGCAGTATATTCGTGATTACGAGAAGGAATTGAACGCTGACCTTGAAAATATGCCGGAAAACGAAAAAGAACACTACATCACGAAGTATAAAGATTGGGTTCGTACTTTGTTTGCCAAACATTCTCGTATCATGAGCGCGATGATTACCGGGCCAGCGCGTTTCCCTACCCGTAGAAACGAGAAGGCCAACAACTCCTACGATTCAGCACACAGCGAGTTCAGAGAATGGCGGGAAAAGGCTCTCAAAGCGATTGCCCGCCGGATTGAAGAAGCTAAACCAGCCGAACAAAGAGAAAACGAAGAATGGATGCGGCTCAAACGCTCAATCTTTTCTTCCGCTTGTACAATTAAAGGTATCAATGAAGGTACTGAAAGAGGGTACAACAAGGCTCTGTTTGTTTCCAGCATTTACGGGAAGGTTGAAACCTATGCAAAGCGCGGTGATGTTGCCATTGTAGAGAAGGCCGTTTCATACGTCCGCGAATTGAATAAACAATCATCCATTATTACGGAACGTCATAAGTTCTTTAAACTTGCAGAAATGGCGAAAGCTGTGTGCGAGACACAAGAAGTAAAAGCGAACAAAGAAGATGTTGAGATTGAATTTGAAGGCGGTAAAATCGTGAAAAACTTCTCCGAAGATAGATTGCAAATAATCTTTCCCGGAAAGCCGGACGCAGAGACTATTTCCAAGTTGAAAAGCAACGGATTCCGTTGGTCGCCTCGCTTCACTGCATGGCAAAGACAGCTTACCTTAAATGCCTATTATGCTTGTGCGCGTGTTGTTTCGGTTACTGTTGAACAGTTAAAAGCCGCGAAATGAGAACCAAGAAAATGAGCAAAGAAGAAGGGGAACGGGCAGACATACGCCGTTTCCCCAATTTCCATAAAACGGGTAGTATTATAGGAATGAAGCGTTTATACTATGGCGCGGACGCTCTTTTGGTGCGTTGTGGAAACTACATCTACAATGTTTCATCCTGCCCAAGTATTTACTTTAATCAATCGCATTGAAATGGTTAGAACAACGGTCAAAGTCTATCTGAAAGATAAGGACGGGAAAGAGGATTCATTTGTAACGCCAATCAACCTACCGGAAGATGAAGCGCACTTATACTACATTGGTAAGTGGTGGAATATGGGGATAGAAGGCGATTACATGATGAAGTGTTATGCAGTAGAGACAATCAAGGTTGAAGATGTTCCGTGAAAGCGTTTTTCCTTTGCTCTAATGCAAAATTATATCCGTTCTTGATAAGTTACCAAGGCGGTGAACAAAAGTCTCATAAATCAAAAAAATGGAGAAAATAACTAAATCGTATATTATCAAAGTAATGTTCCCGGCTCCGGTTGAAGGGAAGCGGGAACACTTCTTTGGTTCCCTTGCTGCCATTTACGAGAAGTTTACGCCCTATCAGATAGGCTGCAAACTTCCTTCTTTATGGAAAGCTGGGATTGAACCGGGAAATCCGAAGAAAACAAGGAAATGCACCATTTCAAAACATGAGGTAGTGCGTAAGGAACAACAAAAAAGGAAAGGAGAAAATAATAATGGCTGAAATAAAGAGAGTAACCATTGTTACCGCGCAAGGCGTTAGTGATTATACAGTAGGGAATAAACATCAACCCGGAGACGATAAGCCCGTTGCGAGAATTGAAAGAACATACGGGTACACCGATTTTTATGGTAAATATGTAGGCGGGCATTATTCCGTATTGAACGAAAGCGGAAAGCTGATTGCTACAATAACGGAATCGTGCCCAATGGTAGTTGATTACTTTTAAATAAGAAAGGAGGCGAATATATGGGCGTAGCTTGTGTACAAGACATCTACAGATGCGATACTTGTAAATCTGCATCGGACGAATACGGAAGGGGTTGTAAGCACGGGTTATTATTCCCGTTACTTCTCGTTATGGCAAACAGCCGTAAATGCGAAAACTATGAGTTTGACCCGGAAAAGGCCGAACTCCATTTACAGAGAAAAGATAAAAAAGAAAGGAGCTAAAAACATGAATCTTGACGAACTTATACAATATCTCGAAGAAATAAGAGAGGAACACGGGGGCAATCTCGATGTAGCTGCGCAAGTTCCGCCAGCAACAAAATGTTGGGAAAACTCTTGGACGCAATTTGAAGTAAATTGTGTCAGTACTGACGGAGGTTCAATTTATTTACAATGTTCATAATAATTTAGAAAGGAATATTATGGCAAAGTATTATATTGACTACACTATTTCCTACAAGGTTGATGAAGTGGAAAAAGCTATTGTTGAAGCAAACTCTTTATCTGCTGCAAAGAAAGCTCTCAAAGAAGATTTGAAAGCAGAATATGAAGAAGATTTCCTAAAAGTAGAATTTAATAATGCGTATCGTACTTCTGATGATGCGCGTACTGATTAACGAATAACAAGAAAAATATGAGCCAAAAAGTAAAAATAGAGTTGTACAGCTATCGGGTTGCGTGTTTAGATGGCGTAACTCGTAGACACAATAATGTAGTGTATGCATCATGCGAAACATTAGAACTAAATGGAGAAAAATTGCCTTTTGGTCATAGAATGGATAGTCGTGATAGAGCCATATTTTTGAGTGAATATGGTTCTACTCTTGATTGTCCAGACTATAAGGAATCGTTAGAAAAAGGGATTGAAGCACTTAAAAATCGGCTTAAGACAGTTGTTTATGAAAATGAAAATATAGATTTTGAAGTAATAGACAAACAGGAATATAGCGCACCTTTTTTAAATGATTAAATAGAGTAAAACAAGAAAAATATGAATCAACAGGATAAATATGTAGTTTGCGAATCAACTGATTATGGTTGCAAGGTTTATAATGTAGTAAACACAGAAACGGGTAATCGTATCAATTATTACCCGGATTACGAATCAGCCAAAGAGTTTGCAGAGCGTCAAAACAAGTCAAGAATATACGCAAGTTTAAGAATAAATTTCACTGTGTGGAATATAGTAGGCGGTGTTTACGGATACAAAGAATTAATAAGAATCCCAAGAAAGAAAAAGAAAGCATTAAAAAATAGCATTCTTCGGGATATTATTAAAGTAGATAGAACCTACATTAAAGAATGTCCGAAGCCAAAGAAATTGCCAACATTTAGTTATAAACAAATTGATTAACATAATAAATGAAATATGAAAATAGTGAGAAATGAGCAGGAGATATGGGATTTGCTCAACCAATGCTCCGAAGCGGAAGAAACTGGAAGTTCACAATATCCAGGCATGAGTTACGAAGGTGGTATAAAAGCTGCTATTGAGTGGATAACAGGAGATGTTGATATTCATCCTCTTAATGAATAATAACGGGATTATGGCAAAAGTAAGAATTGTACCGGCAACGCCCGGTTATTACGAGGTGGAAGTTAAGCGGGCATGGTATCTACCTTGGGCAACGATGTATGACGGTTGCTTTCCGTGGAGAGGAACGTTTAAACAAGCAAAAGAGTTGAAAATGAAATTATTAGAACGTTATTCATAAATAAAATTATGGGCAAGAAAATAAGCGTAGAAATTAGCACTGACGATGTGTTGTCAGAGATTGAGATAAAAGAAGCATTGGAGTATTACGGCTGGAAAGACGTTTTGAATGAGATACAGCGTCAAGTTGGAGCAACCGATATTATCGAGGAAATGGGAGAAGATGAAGCGATTGACTTCCTCATTGACAATGGTTATACAGTTGAGAAAAAATAGGCATGATTGAGAATAAACTAATATCAGACGTGTGCCGATTGATGCGCGTTGATAACAACGAAGTGTTTTTCGCTTTCCAGCAATGTAAGTTGATAGGTTTTTTGAGAATACTGGAAGCAACGAAACTTATAGAAAACGGGTTCCCGATATACACGATTATTGGAACAGTATTGAGAACAAATGCGTTTGATGCTCGTAACCAAATTGTAGAAGGGAAAATAACCTATGATGATTTACTTTGTGCATTAGGGATATTCGCCCAAGACCTGATGCAACGGAGCCAACAAAAATACTAATTAAGAAAGGAGCCAACCGCCAGCCGGAAAGCTCCTTTTCTTTTTATGCAGCCGCCTTGTAGAATTGTTCGTTGTCCTTCAAGAAATACGGCAATGTCCCTTTCGCGGTCATCTTCTTTATTCGCTCCTGGTTCTCACTGCACCATACTTTGAACTTCTGCGGTGCCTTCTTAATCCTTCCCTTGAATTGATAATTGGAAACATCTTCGCCAGCAAGTATGGCTTCTTCGTACTTGATGAAGTCCTCAAACTTCGGCGTGATAGGAACAGCCACACAACGGCATTGCGGATGCCAGCCCGTGAACTTGAAGTCTTTCGGGTATTTCCCTGCCAATTCGTCGCAAATGTCTGGTATCGGGTGATTGTTTGAAAGGATGATTTCAAAGCCCAAAACAAGGTCATTGCTTTTCCAATTTTCGTGGTCTGCCGTATGGTAGGCAATGTTCACTTCGCTACGTGATAGGCGCATGGCGTTCTTGTAAGAAGAACGGTACACGCCTTGGCCGGGATGATAGTTCTTTGCTCGCTGGGACAAAACAAGGTTCCCGTGCTTGTCGCGTACCCGGCGGAATAGCTTCTTGGGTTCCTTCAAGTAGGTTCGTACGTCCCGGCTCAATGTTGCAGCACTCCGGCCATCGCCCAAAGCAATATCCAAAGCAAGCTCAAAATCTGATTTACTGCCCTCAACTATCTTCCAAACGCGGTCTGATAATCCCATGCCGTCAATTTTACGCGTCTGAAACGCTTTCAGAGCCTCCAAATTTCGTGGTTTAAATTGTGAAATTTGCTCTTTTGATAGGCGACTTGATAAAGTTATTGCATCAACCCATGAATCGTTCTTAGCGCAGCTTAAATCCCATGCGTCTGCATTTCCTTTCGTGATAGCCTCGTAAATACCTTTGTGCAGCTTCTCAAACAACTTCTGAATACGCAGATTCAATCCCGGAAAATCATCGAAGGAAAACGGCTTGTTTCCGGTGAATCCGGATTGTTCGCCAAGCCGGGAAATTTCACTAATGATTTCCGAGAAAAGAGCGTCTATTTCACGCGCCAATCTGTTAAGGTTGGCAATGTGCTTTTTATCAAATCTGCTTGCTTCTGCCATGACTTTACATTAAATTAAATGGTGGGTTCCTCTATGCTTCCCATACTTTCCGCAGCTTCTTCGGCCTCTATCAAGGCCAGTTCTCCGTCCACGTCTTCAACCTCGCCAAGTTTCCTTATCGCGGTCTTGCGTGCCATGATAGCTTTTCCGCCCGTGGCGTTGGTGTAGTTGGTAATCTGTTCAGCATCATCCTTGATATTGTAGGGAGTGATAACTACTTCAATATCGAGGCTTTCAATAGCACTTGTCAATGACGGGTACATCTTCTTCATGAAGGCTTTTACTACATTGATTTCCCGGTTGAATACATCAATCCAAAGGCCGGATTCATCCGTTACCTTCAACTGTCCGTCTATGAACATCATCTTTCGGGCTTCACCGGACATCGGGCTGGCCTTCATGCTTTCCATTGACATATCGGGTAACTGCAATTGAACAAAGAAGTTCTTGCGGATAGTTTCAACATGGAATTTCAAACTATCAATGGCCTGTTCCCATGTCTCATATCCGGCCTTCGCGTTGGCAGGATAATGAAGGACGTTCCGCGCCGTTGTATCGCTGTCCGGTTCATTCCCGAACTTTGCCGTATCGTCTTTATCCATGAAAACAACCCAATTCGGTTTGCTATTCTTGCGCAGATAGTTTCCATTCCGGGAAAGCGACCATTCAGACTCAAAAACATTCTTGCTTTCATCTTCCCAAATAGGCTCTTCACGACTGCCATAAACGCCCGCAATCTTTCCAATCTTGATGTCCTCGTTCAGTTCTTCAACCCATTCACTGCCACGTCCTGATTGCACCCAACGAATGTGCTTGCGGTCTGTATAGGTTTCAAAGTAGGTTGTCTTTTCTTTCCTCACTTCGCGAGTATATTGGATAGAGAGAGCAATCATGTCATCGTATTCGTCAAACAACGGGAAAAGAATATCACCTTTCATTGGCGAATATGTTTTGCAGCGAAGTTTCAGACGGCTTTTCTCGCCTCCATAAATCGCGTCTTGCTCTTGGCTGTACCAAATTGTAGCAAACTCACATGAAGCATAGAGAGCACGCCCGCGTTCAACGTTTATGCTGTCAATACGGTTCTTCTTGAATACGCCTTCCATTATCTTGGCAGCCTTCTTTTCATTGTCGTTCGTGGCATTGTACACACGTTTGACCGGGATGCCAAAGGCAAGTTCTGTCATACGTTTCACGGCGAGTTTCTGCAATCCCAGCGTGATACGGCACATTCGAATGACTTCACCCTTTTTGTTGACCTTATCACGGTAGGTCTTATCAGTCATCACCGGATGATACTTGGGTTCATACTCTTTTTCAAGTTTACTCCAAGGCGGAACGGTGACCGTTTTCAACTTCAAATCCTCTATTTTTTGGGCAGGCGTCCGTTCTTCGTTCAAAATTTCATCAATCGTTTTCATAAGCTATTTTTTTAATAAAGTTCATCTTCCAAATCTTCATAATGCCTATCATAGACATCTTCACGTACGAGTTGCGCCGGGTAAAAGGTGTTGGCAAGTGCGTCAAATTCATCAATAGAATAGCCCAAACGCTCCTTTATATCCTCTTTGGGTTCAATGATGATTTTCCCATTTGATAAAAAGCTCCACTTGATTTCCGTCGCTTCTTCGGCGAAGGTTCCACCGGGCGGTAACATGGCGTTCATGCCATTGTCGGGATTCAGCCAATCACGTACACACCAAAAGAGATAAGCACGCATATTGGCGAAGGTATATTGCCCGGTAATGTCTGTTAAGTCTTTGCCGCTTTTGGTTTTAGCCCCTTCACTGTATTTGCAACTATGGATATTGAGCTTGGCAACCTTCCAATCTTTTTCGTCGCAAACTTCCAAGCACCGGGAATATACGCCCGCGCCTTCTCCGATAGTATCAATAAATACCATTGTTCCGGTTGAATACTCCACTTTGTGTATGATAGTTCCGGCAACTTTCATGTGGTCGGCCTTTCCGCCGGAATTATGCTTGTCGAACTTCTCAACGTAGTTGTTGTATCGGAAGCAATAAACAGAGCAGTCGCGCCCCATGCCCGCAACGTCTACGCCTAAACGACAATAGTTGTGATTTCCAAGGGTGTATTGCTTCCAACGTTCCTGCGCGAGTTCAATCCACTGCATCGGAATCAGAACATCTTCGTCAACCTTCGGGAATTGCCCCAAAACCTTCTTTCGGAAAAGGTCTGATGGGCGATACCATTGCCCTTCAAACTCAAAATCATCTTCTTTTGCTGTCGCTTCTTCCGGTTTTATAGGCTCGCACCAATTCTCTATTTTGTCTGACACCCATTCATAGTCCACTTGGCCGGGAATGATTGTCTTTTTCAGCTTTACATTGGGAGCCGTGAGGCTGTTCAAACAGAATTTTTCCCAGCGTTTGGCCTTCTGACTTTTTGCGGCATATCCAACGGTGGTATTGGGGTTGAAAACAAGAAGAAGGCGCGAATTTCCCTGCAAGTTTCCTTCAATGGCTTCGAATGTATCATCTACAATACCTGTTGCCTCCGTGACTATAAACATGGTATTTACGGCATGGAATCCCGACCACGCCTCATGGTTGTTTTCGTCAGCCTTAAACCCGGTCAAGAACCATTCTTCACTGTTTGTTCTGATGTCATAGGCGTTCAATTTTCCGGGAAGAAGATAGCCGCGCCGTTTGGCACGGTTCCATAAACGGGAAATTTCCGGCATCATGATATTTTTTACCTGTCTATCCGTGGGAGCCGTTAAAGCAACTTTCGTGTTCTCAACGAGTTCACCGTTTTTGTTCCATTTAGGGGTGAGATAAAGGAAACATACAGCTATACAGGCGGCAACAAAATCTTTCCCGCGAGCTGTCCCGGAACGGACGGAAACAAGTTTCTTATGTTGTACAGCGGTAACAATGGCCTGTTGTTCTTCGTCAAGGTTCACGCCAAGAGCCTCTTTGATGAACTTATTCCAATCTGCCCGCCATGATGCAAACAAGGCGGCAGCACGCTTTTTGATTTCAGCCTCATTTCTTCTCATTTTCAACTATTCCCGTTTCCATTAAGAGAGCTTCAAATGACATACCGCCGGAAATATCTTTCTTTTCCGGTGCATACAGTCCAAGTAACTTTCTACGCTCAATTAAAGCCTTATGAATAATATCAAGATAGCGTGGGTCACCATAGCAGATGACTTCTTCCTTCTGCTGTTCAAGTTTAAGGGTGATAACTTCGTCACTTTCTTTATCTCCGGGAACCCCTTGTTGTTTGGCCTTCTTGCGTTCGTAGTCAGTCTTTGACTTTTCCCAAGCTGCCCAAGCCTCTTTAACAATCGAATCCAGCCTTTCAAGTTCTAATTGTAAGGCCAAATCTGTGTTGTCAATACGGGTTTCCCGCCATTCTTCCAACAGCTTATTTACATCTTTGCTGACGGTTCGCAGGGAATAAGAAGGCAAGTCAAGCCGGGCCATAACTTCGTCGCGAATGTCCCGGTAGGAATACCCGCGCTTGTATAGCTCTGATATAATATCCAACCGGACAATTTGCGCTTGCCGGTAGTCTTTCATTTTGACTTTCTGTTTACCCTCTGTTCCTGCCATTATTTGTGACCGTTATACTTGTAAATTAAATCCTCATTTTCATCCTTTCCGACCGGAAGCAATATGCCTTCAAATAGCTTATACGGGCTTTGTCCGTTTTGCGGATTGTTCCATAACCAGCGCATATAATCGGCCATTGTCATGGTGTCAAATTTCGCCTTCTTTTCCGAACTGTTTGTGTTGAAACCTATTGCGCGAATCCATTCAAAGCCGCCTACCAGCTTCTCAATATCATCTTTGACGTCCGGCCAATAAACAAACTCCTTTTCCTTCGCTATCTGCAACGCCTCGCACCATTGCCCGCGTGAGTAGTTCCAGGAAGAAGGCAGGCCGCAACACGAACCGTTGCAACACAATTCCTTGAAATGGGCATCGGAAACATAGAAGCGCATCCCGACTTCTTCGCAGAGTGCTTTCATGTTTTTGAAGAAAGGTTCTTTCACCTTCCGGTTCAGGCGAAGATAGCCGGATGATATGCTATATTTGCGGTAGAACTCCATGACATCAAATCCGCATAGCTCGTTGAAGGTAGGCATAAAGGCTTTCAAAGTTGGGGAACGTTGCTCAACGCAAAAGAACTCCGTACTCATGGCCGTTGCGCCTCTGCTGGCAGCTTCACGAATCAAATCAAGATATGTCGGCGTTGATACCCCGATGATGAAAGGCCGGAGCCGGAGCGTTGCGCCTCCTGCGTCAGCGTTCGCAATCCTTTCCAGCGCGTCAAGTCGTTCTTTGGGCGACGGGACACCCTTCTCAATAATGCGGGCTTTCTGTTCGTCCAGCGTGATAATGGAAAACTTGAAATTCCAATTCCTTTGGCCGCGTATCAGTTCCATGTAGCGGTCATCCTTCGTGAACCAAGTGGCCTTTGTTGAGAAACACAACGGATAATTGATTTCTTTGAAGAAACGGAGCAATTCAAGGGTTACCCCACGGGTACGCTCAAAGCCATCGAATTGGTCAGATAAACCGCCCCATTGCATGACTTTTCGTTGCTTTATGTATTCGGCGAACTGCCCGCCGTATTTGTCCGGGTCAGTAAACATCTTCTTCACCCGGTCAACAGATACGCCCCGGACATCTTTATGCAGATACGTTTCTTTCGGGTTTCCAATCCCTCGCTGGAATTGGGAGAAACAATATAAGCATCCGAACGAACAGTTGCTATATGTGTCAAAGGTCATAGGCATTGAGCAATCTGCAATTTCATTACTCCAACGCGGTGATTGATAATACTTTTGAGGCATGATATTCAATTTTTACGTTAATTCATTCAGACTTTAATAGGCTCATAGCCTTGTTGTAAACCGCTTCAACTTCTTCGTCCAAAGAGACGGTTCCGGTGTTGATGCACATAACAGGAACACCGATTTCAGCCCATTTCTTGGTTGCTTTACAGGCGTTTTTTTGCTTGGGTAAGGTCTGCGCTGATAACCCCTTTTTTCCTCGTTCAAGCAACCGGGAATTGAGCGTTGAAGAATCAGCCCAAAGGAATACAACCAAATGCTTTTGCGCCTTAAACATGGCGTTTGTAAGGTTCATCCCGAAGGTATCGAGATACGAGCCTTCACAGAAAACGACTTCGCAACATTCAAGACCTTTCGCAACAACATCAGGAAGGACGCGGGTGCAGTTGAATGTATCAACACCGCCGTAGCGGGTTTCATTCTTGTAGCGTCCGGCGAAACAAACGCGGCTATCGTTGCAAAAGGTCAGTTCTTTCGTTGTTTCTCTGATACCGCCAAACCGTTCTATCAGAGCTTTGGCAAGCGTTGTCTTTCCAACGCTATTTGTCCCGGTTATAAATATGCATGTTTTCATAAAAGGCTGATTATTGTATTTTCCCATTTACTCCCTGCGACATCGTTCAGAAGGCGTTCAGTGTAGAAGCCATTCCAGCGTGTCCCTTTCTTCAACTTAGCAACAGCACAGAGGCTTGTTTCGAGAGCAAACACATTGTCGTTTGCATCAACTTTCGCCCGTTCAATGAAGGCCGTTAATTTTTCAAGATTTTGCGTTCCTGCAATTATCTCCGCCCCCCTTGTATAGTTCTCATCCGGTTCGAATTTAAGCGCAAGGTCATCAACTATTTGCTTCCCGCTTAACTTCGCCCAGACTTCAAGGAAAAGAAACGCGGCGTATCGCCCGAAATAGTACCAGCTACTAACAACCTTGTATTGCTCTGTCGTAGTCGTGGCCTTGTCAAGTTCTTCAAGAAGGTTTGGGGAAAGTTCGCGCATAATCCGGTCGAAGGTATCACCGATTCTAACATACCGCCTGTCAGTACGGAATTTGAGTTCAGTCTTTGGCGTTTTAGGATTGCAAAGAAGTTCCAACGCGCTTGGAATGTGGTAAGTAGTTGCGTAAAAATACGCCAGCCGGAAGCTGTTCCACCTTGATAGCCCGAAATGCTTAGATAACGAAGCAATCATTTTTTCCTCAACGCCTGCATCCCCGCCACGGTGATACTGTATATATTCTTCGTAGGTCATGGCGTTATTCATCGGGAATAATTTCATCAATACGGTACACAACCTTGTCGATAGATGACATACCAAGAAGCGCAAGAAGCTCCGGCAAGCGGTCTTTCGGATAGGTGATGATAATACGCTCCATTGGTGTAACGTCATCGCCCTGCAGCTTCGGAAGGTCGTTAGGGTTCAAGTCAATTCCTTGCAGTTCCGGCGGAAGGTTTTCAGCGAGAATCGCCCCCTTTCCGTCATCTTCGCTTTCGTCCGGCTGGGAAGGTACAGGGGAAGAATTTGAGGCGGCTGTCTGCATCGGAGCGAACGCAACGGGCGCGGCCTGCCAAACGTCCATTCCCCAATCTTCGAGTTTCTTGTTATCAAACCCGTTTGCAAGCATATCATAGTCCCACTGACCGTATGAAACATTGTCTTTAACAATGAACTGTTTCTTTTCATCTTCGGTCAGTTCGCTGGCTTTGATGATATAGGCGAAAGGAGATTCAAGCCATTTACCCCAATATTCAACGAGCTTGTCACGTTCGGGCTTGCTTTTGCTCTGAAAGTCTGCAAGGGAAGATAACCGGGTTGCAACTTCTTCCGGCGTCATCTTTGCGATAGCCTTTAATGCGTTTCCTCTCATGTTTCCACCAAGGGAAAGCATCTTGTTATCAACGACAATAGGGCGCAATTCCAGCATCTTTGGGAATACCAAAATTGAGTTTACTAACTTCGTGAATTTATCCGAAGTGATTGTGCGCGGGTTGGCTGTGTTAGCTTTAACCTGCGATAGTTTTACTTGTTCTGTTTTCATAAAAGCTGTTTTTCAACAAAAATAGCCCAAAACGTTTACATTAGAAGCGTTTACAGGCTATGTTTAATAGTAATTATTTAATTAAAGTTTTATCGGAAAACCTGCATAAACCCAAGCAAGTAGAGCAGCGTCCCGGCCTTCTTGGTTCGTGTGTCCCATTATCCCGGTAAACTTGGCAAGTTCTTCATGAGTAATCTTTTTATCCTTCCCTTTCCAGCATTTGGTTAGCGGCTTTACTTCGTCAACGTCTATCTGCCAATGTTTGCACATTTCGACAATCTTGCGTGCTGTCTCATGGTTTCGCCCGGTGTGGTTTCCTTTCGCGGCGGCAGCGGCTTTGCTGTCCTTCGGGTTCAGATGCCAATTTCCCTTGTTCATGTACCCAGCTTCTACGACAACGAGAAGGTTCTTTCCTGTCGTTTCTGCACGTCTTTGGGCATAACGCAAGTAATCTAACAAGTCGGGGAAAGAAAGCGCAGAAATCTCCAATATTTTGCTTTCACATTCGAGGTAGGCAACCCCGTTCTTTTCAACGTCCGGGTCAATGCCTATTATGGCATCAATCTTTTTTTTCTTCGGTCCTATCATAACTATATGATTATTAATGTATTAAATATAATTTATGCACATTTTTAGGGCTTTCGTGGCCCTATGTGTATTTTCAGAAGGGGAAAAGGAGTTTTTTTTGGCCTCGCACGCATACACGCTTGTATATACACACACGTATGTACATGCCCACCTTATCTCCCCCTACCCCCTCTTTTCCTCCCAAAAGTCATCGCGGGTTGCTCCGGGTTCTTTGCCAATAAATTTTAGGCTTAAAACAACGCCTTTTATCTGGCCGATGAAGAACAGGCTTGTAAGAGCAATAAACGCCGGGTTCTTTCTTCCGAAGGCTGACAAACTCGTAGTTCAGATTTTCGATTTTCAACTTTGTTTTCTCCACAGCGTCTTTGAGTTCGTCAAACCCGTAAACTGCTTGGTAGTGCTGAACGAGCCGTATTATTTGTTCTTGAAGGGCTTCAAAGGACATGCCCAAGGCGGCGGCAGCTTCGGCGATAGCCTTCGTATCTTCCGCGTTAAACTCAATAGTCTGCCCATGACAGACAACCCCAACACGTATCATTCTTGCCCCCTTTCGTATTGCCCTTTGGTTATCCGATGACCGGGACAACCTTTGTCGAAATGGTCGAAATTCGGGCATTCAGCTTCACCGCACATCGGTATGACTTTCCAGCCTTTGGATTGACATTCGGCGATGTATTTCCGGCAATCTGCATCGGACATTTCCCGCCCTTTTTCGTCGAAGAAGAAGCCTTTTAAACTTCTCCGGCCATAGTTGCGCAGAAGCCCGGAAAGATTCATCGCCACGTGGCGACGTGTATATACTGGCGCGTGCTTCGGTTCTTCCGGTAGTTCGTACTCCCAAAAGCTCAACTTTCCCTTTACGCCTTCTATCGGTTTGTCAAACAATATCGGATTAGCAAGCACCCAATTATACACACCTTTTTCCGCCCAAACGGAAGGGTGATTCTGAACGCAATCCGCTATCTCAACACTTCCAATGATAGCGGATTTTTGCCCGTAAAAGCAACATACTTCCATAATACAATCATCCACTGCTTTAGCCTGTTCGTCATTGAATATCTTGTACGGTTCTTTATCTGAACTTGCGGCAGCGTGAATAAGAACCCGCCCACGGTAGTTTGTTCTCCAAGTGCGGTTTTCTATGTCTTTTATACCATGAACAATAAGGCTCGCCCACGGTTGTTTTACTGTTATAGCTTTGTATATCATAATCAATCTTTTTTATCGTTTTTATTTCCTAAATAAACATCGAAAAGGCGGGCGGATGCAAGGACGGCAATCAATATCACCGTCCCAATCCAATGCCAAAAATCAGAGAAAATAAATTTCAGTATTTCAAGCATATCATTCCCCTTTCTTTTCTTGCTCAATTAGCTCGATAAGGTAACTACTTCTCAACTTCCAATACTCCGTTTCAAACTTCATTTTTTTGTATTCAAAAAACAGATAGATTGCGTTTGTCAGAATGACAACAATCAATATCAACACTAAAAATCTTCTTGCTTTCATTGCATTTCTCCTTTCTCTCCAATAATTTGTAATCTCAAAAAATTGCATCGCGCCCACTTGATAATTTCCTCTTGAATGGCATCATCATCGAGGTTGTCAAGAATATCCCGGAAGGAATAAGAAGCACCGCACGCCTCTTGGAAATGGGCAACAATGCTTTCTTTTAGCTTCTCTGTTTGTTCGGTTTTCCCTTCGTTGATAATCTCCTGGAGCTTTTCAAGGTTATCTTCGCCGTTGGCCTCCTTTAGAATCCAAGCAATCTCTTCATCTTTAGTCATGTTCTTTTGCGGTTGCTTTGCTGATTCTTTTGGCGTTGTAGCGATTTTATCATTTTTCTTGCAGGGTGCCTCTGATATCTGTTGGTGTTGTTCGGCTTGCCTCTCAATACGCTTCTGCGTCTTTTTATTCAGTTTCATTTTTCAACTCCTTTCGGTTTGTTTATCGGTTTCCAATGGGTTATTTTGTAATCTTCAAAATATTCAGAAATACGGTCACTTAGATAATCGCAAGTCATATCATTCCATATAGCGGTAATATAATCAGAAATAACAACTCCGTTATCCAAAACCTCATATCTGAAAATACACTGTTCTCCATATTTCGCGCCGTCATACCAACTTTTAAACTCATGCCATTCCTCGCCTCCTTTCAATCGTTTAATCATAGCATCAGCGGTTGAAACAGACCATTCGGAAATATTTTCATGATTGGCAGAACTAACTACATATTCAAGCGAATTTGCACAATATCCTTGCATGGCAGCTTTCGCCAACTCATAGCGGCGTTGCTCCCAATCAATGCTTTCATCCAATATATTTTGTGCGCTGGCTGTAAACTTTGAATCGGGATATGCAGCACTCAAACCGTTTGCAATTCTTTCATCATTACAGCTTTTCATGCCCATAGCATCAATGAGCGTGGCAATAGCTTTATTTATTGCTTTCATCTTCCAGCTTTTTAGGCGTGAATACTATATCAACTCCGTAGCGGTCTTGAAGGTCTTTCAGCACATCCTGTAACCCGGCTGTTTTAGGTTCCCAATCTTTATGAAAGCTGGGGAAGTTAGCGAAGAACACATCACGTAAGCGGTCGGCATGTTGCGCCCATACTATGTGGGTGTCGGCTCCTTTGCTTGTTTCGGTCATCAGCTTGGAGAAGGTATTGAAATAGTCATCGTTGCTTCGCTGGGCCTTATTGAACAACATTTTCATTTGTCCCATTTTCAAACCGTATTTTTCAAGAAGGCCGTCCGCTTCTTCAAAGAATGTTGCTGCGAAGGATTGAAGAAGATAACCGGCAGAAAGCAATTCATTGATTCTTTCCATTCCTCCGGTTTCAATCATAATTTTGCGCAAGGCAGCTTCTTTAATTGCTACGGCCTTTTGTGTTTGGGCTACCTTCTGAGGCACGCCCATACGTGGAATATATGCTTTTTTCATCTTACTATTTTTTGAGGGTGAACACTAAAATTCCAATCTATAATTTCATCCGGGAGCGATGTATGAATATCACCTCCGAGTACCAGCCCGCAATGCTTTTCTACATATTCGCGGGCTTGCTCCTTATCGTTAGCCTTTACGGTGAAGGTTCCTTCAAACACGAATTTTGTTTTGACGGAATACTCCTTTTTAGGTGGTTCCGGGCAATCTTTCAGAAGGCGTTTTATGTTTCGGATAGCCTTCTTGTAGCTGTTTATTGCGCTTGGTTCTTTTGCTTTATAAAGAGCGTTTTCCAACTCCGCAAGGCGTTCTTCCAATGCAGAGCGTTTCAATTTTACGTCCATTATGCTATGTTTTTAAGTTTACGACTAATTTTCTGTGCAAGAGCTTCACAGAGGACACGCGCCATGTTTACCTCAACAGCGTTACCGATAAACTTTTTTTGGTCGGCCTGCGAGCCTACAAGGGTGTAATCTTCCGGGAACCCCATTATTTTTTTCAGTTCCGGTATGCGAAGCATCCGCATTTTGATGTCAACGATACCATACAAGGCCATGAACTCTTTGATTTTACGGGTCATTGGGCTGTCAGTGTCGTATATCTCAATCGCTACACGTCCGGTTTCGGTTGCGACCAGATAAGGCGGCATTTTATCCATGCGGGCAATCAACGTGAAACAAGGATTCTCAACGGAGCCGCCTGCACTCTTAAATTGCGGGTTCATCAGGTAGTGCCATTTCCGGTTTGCGGTGACTGTCTGCGCTGGTTCTTCGATGCTACTACCAACGTTGGAAAAGTTTGTATTCATAATCCACGGGCAGCACTTTACAAGGTTATATTTCGGGTTTGCCGTAATACAGCCAAGAGGCTTTTCAGCAGAAGAAGGCTTGCTGTTTCCGTATTGCTGGTCAATGAATATGGGAGCAACAACCCTTTGTTTGGGAACCGTGGTGACAGCCGGGCAAGGTTCATTAATGCTTCCATGTTGCCCACCACCGGAATAGTAGTTCATGAAGAATGGAGAAACAAGGGAAAATCTATCTTTTGTTGTAACGGTTGCGGAAGGCTCGTTTATTGAACGATTGAACCCGTTGCCATAATGTGCAGAGACGAAAGAAAGCCTGTCTTTCGTTGTCAGCGTGGCCGCAGGAACCTCAACGGAGCTATTATGGTCTTTTCCCCCATAATAGGCGGAAATAAAAGCGTGGTGGTCTTTACAAGTAATGGCCCCGGCGGGTTCCTCTACGGAAACATTCTTGCTTTCGGGGTGCCCGCTGAACTGTTTGGAAAGGAAACAGACCTGTGCCACACCTAAACGGTTTTGCGTCGATACCACCGGGCACGGTTCGTCAATTCCCGGTGCTTGATACTTCCCGTTTCGGCTCATGCTGTTCCATTTAATCATGAACGCCTCTTTTCCTCCGGCCACGAACTTAATCAGCCCGGCGTAAATGCGTTCAAGCGTCTTTTCTGCAAGCGACTTTTCGCGGAATATACTTGCGCCTTCGTCGGAGAAATCAAGGACATCTTTAACAGGTTTCCACTTTTCAAGCTGCCCAAACATATCCTTGTGGCCTCCTTTACAGTGTGTTGGTTGCGGGAATACAATCGGAAAACCTTTTCTTGCAAATATTCCAAAGAAGCGTTTCCGGGTAGTGTATGCGCCAAAATCGGCTGCGTTCAATATCCGGTGGTCGAAATCAAAACCGTACTTTTTCACGTTACGCACCCAACGGAGATAACATTTGCCTTTTTCCATGCTTATGGGCTTTCCGTTTTCGTCCATGTCACCCCATGACATAAATTCCTCAACGTTTTCTATCTGAATGTAATCCGGGCAAATAGCTTCAATGTACCGGAAAAGATGTTCAGCCAGCGTCCTGCTATCAGCATCACGCGGTTGCCCACCTTTTGCCTTGCTGAAATTAGTGCATTCCAAAGAAGCCCAAAGTACAATCAATGCACCGGGATATTGAGCCTTGCATTTTGCAATGTGTTCAACCAACGGAGAAAGTTCAAGTGTTCGGATGTCTTCTGTAAAATGAAGAGCGTCCGGATGATTCGCCGCGTGGCTTGCAATGGCGTTGGCATCGTGATTGACGCAGGCGATAACCTTCGCGCATTGTTCCCCATCCAACCGGGCGTTCTCTACACCCGTCGAAGTTCCGCCAGCACCGCAAAACAAGTCGATGTACAACATTGAAATCATTTTGCGCCTCCTTTCTTCGCCGGATGATTAACGCCATACCCAAACATTGCGAAATCGCCACGCGCGGGGTCGTTTCTGAACACTTCTGACATCGCCTTGGTAATCTCTACAGCCGCGATAAAATCGTTGCTCTTACGTGAGATAATTCCAAGTTCCAAAGCTACCCGGTGAACGTGGGTATCTACGGGCATGATTAATTTCTTCGGGTTGAAATTAAGCCAAAGCCCTAAATCAACCGGGCTATCAGTGCGTATCATCCAGCGAAGAAACATACAGAGACGCTTACATGATGACGTTAGGGTGCAGGGTATTCCGTAACATTCTCCGAAGAAGTCTATCAACGGGCGCAAGAAGGTTTCATTATCGCTTGTTTTACGCGTGAATAACATTCCTGTCATGTACATATACATCGAATTGTAGGCTGTATAAAGGTCATGCAGGCGGTCACAAAGGCAGTAGAAATCATGCCATGAATAGAAGCGATAAAGTGTCAAGGCATCGCAATCCATGAAGTCATTGTACTGCTTTTCCATGATATACTTGTACGGGCTTTCGCCCATGTACTTATGCACCTGTTCAGCGGCTTCAATAATCGCTTCGCGCCTTCCAAACGCGAGCCAAGCGGTAATAAACGCGCTGACTTCAATGTCCTGCAGCAATTTGAAACGGCGCGGAAACTGCACCGGGTCACTCTTTACAAAATCGGGCGTTTCATACTGATTAGCCCATTCGGTTAATTGATTTTTTAAATTTTCTTCCATTGTTGTTGTGGATTAAATAATTATTTTCTTCTGTCTTTCCCTTTGATTTCAAAGTAGTTGCACATCTCCGCAAGGCGGCTTGCAACACGGTCATCATATCGGGTAGAAAGCATTTTATGATTTATCGGCAAGTTGGATGTAATTAGCGTTATTTGGTCGGTTCGGTCACCTCGATATTCCAGCAGTTGGCGGACAACATTCACCCGGTTGCCCATATAGAGCGATTCAACAGGTTCGGCTCCGAAGTCTTGAAGGCCAACGATAGCCTTGTTCTTGTATGCTGCAAAAGTTCCCTTCCCGGTGTATTCGTCACAGATAGCATCCGTTCTGATGTTCTCCCAACACAGACAACGGCTATCTTCGCCAATTATGACCTGCACGTTGTCAATTAGGCAGTAAGCCGCCATAATCTCCAATGCCCATGATTTACCCGTCCCGGTATTCCCAGCTATGTAAATTCCGGCTGTCAATCGTCCCGAAATAGCCTTTCCGGTATTCGGGTCAAGACACATCATATCGGGGTCGCCATGTATCCAGCGGATAAAATTTTCATAGGCGAAGCGATTTTCATTGTCAATCACAAAACGCGGTGTTCTTTCCTTCCCAATGGCTTCAACGACTTCCAAGGCCGTATTCATCTGATAAGGCATATACTGCAAACGACGAATCGTTTGAAACAGACCGCGAGATTTAACCCGCTGAAATAACTTCGTGATGTCTATCGGGTTTCCCATATATCGTTGACATTTTTGGGGTTATCATTTGATTCTCCGTCCTTCTTTTCGTCATAGTTTCCTTCCCAAACTTTTACCCAATTCTTGGCGTTCTCAAAAACCCAATCAAAAGAAGCCTTCCAGCCGCGCTTGCTTTCACCTTTGAGAAACTTACTTTCCTGCATCTTCTTGAAAATGGTTTGCATTATGGGCATGGCCTTCTCAATTCCGCCCATTTCTTCAACGCGGATGCGGATTTTGTTTTTGCGGGCTTCGGAAAGGGTGAATATCTTCGGATAGCTCGTACAAGTGGCGTTCCACATATCCGCTATCTTTTTAGCAGGCAAAGGCTTTTTCTTTTGGGAAGGTTCCGGCTGTATAATTTCTTCATCTTCCGTTTTAGGGTCAGCCGCCTTGCTCGCGGGCGCGGGCGTTAAGGCTTCTTCCCCTTTAGGGGGAGAAGGAATATTATCTACGTTAGGAGATAATATATATATATTCTTAACATTCTTGTTTACGTCCGTTTGTTGCTCTATCTGTTGTTCGTTCTGTTGTCCTGTCTGTGGTTCGTCTGTTGTACTATTTGATGTATCGTTTGATGTACTATCAGTTGTACTTTCTGTTGTACTACCACATTGATAAAGCTCGTAATTAACTATTGATATTAAGGTAATTAGCTTGCTTTTCTGTTGTACTATCTGCCCGCTTTTTTGAAGTTCATCCAAGAAGCGTACAACCTTGCCGCGCGACCACTTCCAGCGTTCTGCTAAAGTGTCCTGCGTCTTGGCAATTTGGCCGCGCTTGATTTCAACCTTATTCCCGCGAATATAGATGAAGTTTTCATCATGGTTAGCGATAATAAGCAAGTCAATCCAAGCCTGTAAACGGGTGAACGCCTCCGAGAAATAAAGAGGGTTTTCCGTAATCTTTCTGTATAATTTTATCCAACCGTCCATAGCTTATTTTTTAAAGTAAACATTAGTAAGCTGCCTATTACCACTGAACACCGCCCATATACCGGGAGAAGTCTCTATGAGGTTCAAGTCATCAACCCGTCCGAAGCGGTCATAATTCCGGCACAAATCGACAATCCAGCCTTCTTTATTGGGACACGGACGAATTGCGCGGCCTACCATTTGATAGTAAAGCGCAAGGGACATTGTAGGACGGGCGAGAACAATTGTATCAAGTTCCGGATAATCAAAACCCGTGCTTAATACGCCCACGTTTGCCACTACATTGATTTTTCCAGCCTTGAATGATTTAAGTATCATCCGGCGGGTTTCCTTTGGCGTTTTGCTGCTAATAACAGCCGAAGAACCGCCAATCATTCGCACGAGATATTCAGCTTCTTCGATAAATCGGGTAAATACAAGAATAGAAGTACGTCCAGCAACGAGTAACCGCCGGACGATATTTTCAAGATGCGCGGCAAATCCAATCTCTTTATAATGACGGCGCACGCTGGCGTCGGTGTAATCTGCCCCTGTGCTATTAATCCTTAGCTTTGAAGTATCTACTACACTGAGACGATAGTAGTTCAATTTAGCCAAATAGCCACGTTCTAACAACGTTCTTATCTGCACTTGATAGATTAGTTGGGAAAAGACACGCGGCTTGGTACGCGTGAGGAAACGAAGCATAGAGCCATAGAACTGACTTGAATATAAGCGGTAAGGCGTTGCCGTCAGTCCGAGAACCTTGCACTGTATTGTGTTGATGAAGTCCGCATACATTCCTTCTTCTGCGTTGACAAAGTGACATTCGTCTATAATGGCATACCGGAACCGGGCAAACAAATGCTTGTTGTTCTTCACGCTTCCAATCGTGGCGAACGTTATCCGGCTGATTTTTTTTGAATTAAAAGAGGCTGAAAATATCGAGCAATCCCAAACGCCGTATGATTGCAGCTTTCCAAAGTTCTGTTCAAGGATTTCGGCGGAAGGCTGGAATATAACAACGGGTTCACCCAAACGGTAGGCAATATCAGCAATAACAAGGCTTTTCCCGCTTCCCGTAGGCAACACCATTATGGCGTTGTTCTTGATAGGCGAAGAAAAGAAACGTATTGCCGCATCGCTGGCGTTCTTTTGGTAATCTCTTAGTTCGTACATGGAATTACTTATTTTTTAGTATATGCTTATGCAGCCAATTACATATTGGGAAAACCCACTTTTTTGTGTCTCTAATGAAAAGTTTATTGGCCTTTGGGTAAATGTCTATCGCTCCGTTTGTTCTTGTTACTACGCAAAAAGAATAATCCTTTTCTACTATATCAACTACCTCGTTGCTACATTTTAATTGCGGCAAAATATTAGCCACGAAACGATTGTATTTTTGTTCTCGTAGGTCTTTTACGAAGATACCGTATTCTTTTCCTGCTTCACTCATAATTGTTGCTGTGGATAATGCCCCGCTAACCGGGAAGGAAAGCGGGGCATGGTTAAACTTATTGTTCGATGATTACAATGTCCGGGCAAACGGCCTTGATACGTTCAAGAACTGCATCCATTTCGTTGTCACGCATTTCTGTAAGCAAGTCATTTACGTCGGCAGAAGTAAGAGTACAAGAGAAGTCAGACGGGCTGATATAAACTTCTACATTAATGGTCTGTTTCGGAGTTCCTTTGAAAATTGGAATACAAAGGTTGAACGCTTCCGGCAAATTGGACTGAACAACCTGATTGATAAGCAATCGTTTGTCGCCTCGATTGTTATCTGATTTTTCAATATCCTTATCAACCTTAGCTCTGAAATTCTGCAATTCAGTAACCATTTTCATTGCAATGGATTTCGTTTCGAACAATGAACGATTCATTTTGAATAGTTCTGCCATTTCGAAGTTGGTAATATATTCGCCTTCATTGATGCCGAAACGTTTGAACTCCGGTGATACAATCAAAGAGCCAGTGATTTTGCTGCCGTAATGGTTGTTTTCGTTGCATTGCAACGTGATTGAAAGGCGTTCACGGTCAACAAGAACATGGTTAGTTCCTTGATTTACCAACCCAAGACGCATACGGGTTTCCAGCCAACGAGCAGGAGCATCAAGCGTGCCGGAAATACCAACTTTTACGGGTTCGTGAATTTCCATTGCTTTACCTTCGCGAATAACAATTTCACCACATTGACCGGGAAGTCCACTTGCCAACATTTCTGCAATCTGTTTCTGAATCTCTAATTTCATTTCTTTAGTTTCCATAATTTGAATTAATTAAAAAGTGAGTAATTTGATTTATTTATCCTTCTGTCCCGGTACGGCGGATTTCCATTTGAATAGTTCTTTGCCGTTCATCCGGTGTAAGTGGGCGGGAATATCGCAAAACCCCTTCATTGTCGTAGTAACCAACTGACCCTGTTTGGTCATCAATGAATTTAAAGCAGTTTTCGCTAACAAATTCGGCTTTCTCTTTGAGAGTTTTTGCAATGTCCTCATTCTCGCTTTCAAGGTGCTTAATCTGATTCTTGTAACCCTTGTCTTGCTCCTTATAAAGTTCATCAGCCGCGCGTTTGTCGGCTTTCACATCCCTTAATTGCACATTTTTGTCAACAAGGGCTTCTTTCAATTCTTCGCGTCTTTCTTTGCTCAATTCTTTAGTGTAATCCAGCACCTCAATACAATCGCAGTTGTCACGAAGAAAGTTGTAACGTGCATCTTTGTCAGCGTATTCCTGACCCAAAGTTTTTTCTAACATATTTATTTGAGTTTATGGGTGCAGGAATAGCCCGCACCCGGTTAATAATGAGTTATCTTGCAGGCAAAAGGTAATCTTGCCAAATTTCGGCAAACTGCTTGCCGAAATAGATTGCGATTTCCCGGCTTTCGGAAGCAAGGGCACCCCCGAAGAGCGCGGACGAGAACGAGGCAACGTAGTACGAGGACACACACGAGACACCAAGAGCGGCACCGTAGCCCGCACTACCAACACCAGCGGGAGTATCTTCTTTTTTAAGGTCGAACCAAGGATAATACTTGTATTCGTCAAAGTCCGCCCAATTAGGACACCAGCCAAGATTAAGAGCCTTTGCAATGGTCGCTAACTTCTTGTAGGCGATTTCGTGAGCAGAAAGCGGTTCAAAACCGTTGCTCTCCAATGTATCGTTCAGTTCCTCAAAATCAACGGGTTCTTCTCCGATAACGGCGCAAGCGCGCTCGTAGGAATTTACGTCTTTATAGTTGAAGTTGAACGCTTCTTCTCCGAAAAGGTCTTTCAATAACTGCTTGCCGTTTTCGTCAGCCTTATTATATGCGTTAATCGCGTTTGCTCTCTGAATTTCCAATTTTTCTTTCATCTTGAATACGTTTTAATTGTTCGTTATTAATTTGCTGGGCTTTAGCCAGCTTTTTTATTGTTATACCAGCCCGGCGTTTAAGATTGAACGTTTTGTTATCTTCCGCCGGGAGGCTTTTAAAGGCAGCGAGAAACGTTTGAATATCCTCTAACTGCTTGTTACTGATAACGTACATACTACTTCATCAGGAAGCGGCGGGAACCCGGTTTGCTGACTAAATACTTCGTGTATAAATCGGGGTTTTCATTGGCGAAGCGGTCTGCATCGAATTTTTCAGAATCCTTTGCCGCTTTCCAAGTTGCAAGTACTTTGCAGGCGCCGCCTTTTTTCCCGTAATCTTTCACGTTAATGGCAAGAGCTTCGGCATCGCCCATGAACATTTTGATATTGCTTTCAAGTTCTTCCTTCTTCGTGGTAAGGTCGTTAAGTTCATCCTTGACAATTTTAAGGTCAGCGCAATCCTTGGCAAGTTGTTCGTCTGCCTCAATAGCCTTTCCGATAATGTGGCGCGGGTTCTTCAAAAGAATATCGTCAACGTTAATCAATGCAGGCTCCTGGTTCCCTTGGATATTATCTACCCAAAACTTATCAACCTGTTCTACCGTCCAATCAAAGTATTCTTCATCAAAGGCGATGTCAGCAAAATCAAATTGCCGTCCAGATACTAACCATGCAAGTGCGCCTTCTTCGAGTTCTGCAACTCCAAGTTGATATTGAAGTTGGGTAAACCAATGCATCGGCAAGTTTTCCTTCTCAACGTCCATTTGGGTAGTCTTACATTCCAAGATACCTTTATTGCGGTCACTCTTAGGCCGTCCGGGAATCCAAAATGTACGGTCGGGAGAAACGCGAAGGTGTTGCTTTTCCTTGTTTACAATCAGCCAATCACCGGCAGAGGCTTTAATGATTTGCTTTCCGGTTTCGTCTGCATAGAAAAGGGAAACAGCATCTTCAAGATAATGCCCGGCCTTCATTGCGAAGTTTTCTACCTTCGGAGCGTCAAGCCCCTTCTTTCTGCGCCAAAGCTGATAAGGAGTTTCAAACGGGTTCAGTCCAAGGATTGTACCTACTTCTGATGAACCAATTCCGGCTTCACGGTGCTTTAACCACTCTTGGCGGTCTTTCGGTTTGATGATAATAAAGCTCATACTAATTCCTCCCAAATTCTGTGATTTTTTCAATAGCAACTTCCAAATTAGCTTGGCTCATAACTTTTCTAAAAGCATTATCGGGGTTGCTGTCCTTAATGATACCCTTTATTGCTTCTTTACACAAGATGGCCGGACCATTGACGTAAGACGTTGTATCAGCCTCAATCTTTTCTTCACCCACTTCGGTTGCTTCTATGGCAATTACAATGATTGCTCTACCTTCGGGTTTTTCTTCCTGCCATGCATCGGCAAGTTTCATTACTTCTTTTTCTATATTCATTGTTGTTGTTGGATTATGCCGCTTAAAAGCTGGCGGTTATTTCTTAGTTTCATTGTTAAAGATTTCACCCGTTGCCGGGTCAACATTGGCAGGAGCCGGAGCCGTGGCAGTCTTGGCGGCTGTCGAACGTTTTGCAGAATCGGCAGCTTTGGCCTTCGCTTCTTCGGCCTTCTTCTGCGCTTCGGCAGCGGCGTTCTTTTCCTGCTGGGGTTTAACAAAGGTTTCTTGGACGCTGGTTGTTCCTTCTTTGATAGCGTTCCAAAGAGCTTTGAGTTCAAACACCATTTCCTTATCAATCTGCTCTTTTTTGGTAATACCCAAGTATTCAAAAAGCATTTGTTCAGTTACTCCGGCCTTCGCATAGTTGGCAATGGCATTTTGTCGGCTCGTTTCCAAATCAATAGCTTTTCCCATTGCAACTTGTTTTACACTGGCTATAACCTTCTTTGTTACAGCCTTCGGGACAACAGCAAGTACGGCATTACGGAAAGCGATTGAAGCCGCCGCATTTCCGGTTACTACCTGCATATCATCAGAGAAGGTTCTGCCTGCCCTTGTAGTGATACGGCGTTTCACTTCTTTCGATACAGCAACATTTGTTTCCAAGTCGTGACAAACGCCCTGTGCGGTGATAAATCGTCCGTCATTTCCAATAATACGCGTCTGAACACGTAGATTTCCCCATGCGCTGGCAATAATTTCAGCCATACGAACAGACAAGCCTTCAATTGCCTGTGCTTCCCCGTCTGCACCTTGGCGACGAAGTGCGTAGAAACAATCTTCTGCGGTTTCCGTGTCCATAGTGGCATACGTTTCAATCTTGTTTAGAACGGTTGGCAAATCACGTGGATATTGCTTTGCCGTGGCAATCTGCATATCAACCTCACTTCGGTTAATCGCCTGTAGCATTTCTGCTTGTTTTACTTCAATAATTTCATCCATTTTGCTAATCTATTATTCGGCCTCTTTTAGCTTCCGCCATTGCTTTTGTGAAGGAACCCGGACTTGAACCGGGACGGGTTATCATCCCTACGTGTCATTGCTTGATGATTGCGACATTCGTACATAGCGTCTACCAATTCCGCCATTCCTTCGTGTACCGCCCCAACTCGTGAAGCGGTGGTTTATGAACAAAAAATTTGTTAAGTGTCGCCCTCACGGGTTTATATGGTTCCCGCAAACGCTTCTTCTTGATGATACTTGAAGCTGCGTATGCTTCTTAGTTGCTCCTTTGCTTCTTCGGTATCGGCTTGCTCCATTAGTGCATCAATGTTTGACCAATAGATATAATCAGTATTCCAAGCCTTCTTGATTAGTTCTTTGTCTTTCTCTGTCATAGTTGCGCCCTCCAAAATCTTATTATTTCCCGGCCAGCATAGAACTTTCTTCCAGTCTCTCTACGGAAGCCGCATTTGATTAAACCTTGCTCTGTATAATTCCGAAGGGTGTTTCTGTGTATTCCAAGAGCCTCGCACGCTTGCATTACTGAATACCGTCCGCCTTCATTTACTTTTGGTTCATTGGTTGTTATCATGTCTGATAAATGATTTATATTGATAAATAGCTATTTTTTGAATCCGTGAATGTTGCTATATTTCATTCATTCTTCATCTCTTTAATCATTTCCTTGAACGTTAACCTTACAAGTGCTATGGTTGCAAGAAAGATAATAGAAAACACGATTATCGCAAACTCTTTCATAGGGGAAGGTGTGATAAAAACATTTACAAGCATGACGCCAGCACAAACTAATATCAGCAATGAAAGGATAAATTCTATTTTACTCATGTTGTTGTGGATTATAGAAGTTACTAACTGATTCGTCTTACTTTAAACGTTGTACCAAGCGGGTCGGAGTTGATAGAGAACACTCTATGCTTACCGCTTTTCAACTGTGAGGCCACTACTCTTGCACGGGCAAGAGGAAAATCAATGCAGGAAAATTCCCTTTCCTCGCCTATCGAAATGTTTAACAAAGTCTGTCTTACAGAGACTTTTTGAATCACTTGCGATTTTTTTTCTTGTTTCTCCTTTGAGTTAATCATAACTATTATTATAAGCAACCCTTAAAGGAAGGCTTTTAGCTTATTTTTCATTGATGACTACCGTTATATCATTACCCTTATCGGGAATACAACGCCTTGTTATTAGAAGCACTCTTATAGTGGGAGTATCCCAATGGTATACGTCGCTCAAACAATCGCAAGAAGCGGTTGCCGACGAAACAGCATCAGGACTATATGATTCCAAGTCTGAATCTTTTTTTGAAACCGTAGCATCCACAGCCTTATCAATTTTATCCTTTAACTTGGTTACGTCTTTGTCCTGTTCATCGCGCTTTTGGCTATAATCTAACACATAAACAAGCCCCCCTTCTTCATTTTTTTTAGAAGTTATTTTTTTGCCGTAAACATCATTTATAGCATTTTCTATTTTAGAACTTTGGCTGCATCCGTAAAGTAGTATAAGGAGAAAAACATATTTAAACCTATACATTTTCATATCTATTTTCTTTCTAATAAGGTTAATAATCTATCTATCTGTTCATCCTTCTTCCGAAGTAGTTCGTGACACTCTTTAATTGTATCGAGAAGTTTTTCAACATCGGTCTTTGGCTCGACCTTAACTGAATGTCCGTTGATGTTATCTCCGTTTTGGTTGTTCTGAACGATAGAAGGATTAAGCATATTACCTTCTCCTGTAAGTAACCAAACTTTGTTTAATAGGTACACTTTCCAACCATTTATTGCCAATCGTGGCACAGATAAACT